TTACGGTCCCGGCGGCGGTGGCCAACCAGATGCTCCATGGAATCAACAACCAGAAGAGCCAGAAGGTGGTCAGCCCGGTGGAGAAAACGTATAAATAATAAATATAATGGAGATAGAAAATGGCTGAACCTGAATTGACAAATAAGAGCGATGTTAACATCGACGACATTATAAAGAACGCTGTAGGAGATAAGCCTGCAACAGTTCAAGGAGCTTTCGATAATGAAATGCTATCACGTGTGAGTGATCTCATAGGTGGTAAAAGAGAAGCCTTACATAAAGATATGTTTGGTGACCAAGCTATTTCGCGACAAGATAACGAAGAGTTATCTGATGATGAGTTAGCAGCTGATCCTTCTGAAGAAGAAATGGAAGCAGCTCTAGACTCAGATGAATCAGATGAAGAAATGGATTCCGTTGTTGACGAATTAGAAGGAGAAGAAGATGGCGAAAGTAATGAAGAAGACGTGGAAGAAGTTCCACAAGCTGATGAAGACGGGGAGGATCCCGAAAGTAGTCAAGATGGTGATGATGTAGAAGTAGAAGATGAAGTAGAGGAAGAACAGCCAGAAGAATCA